CCTCGCCCATCTTGCGAAGCTCACCAACGGTGACTCCAAGTTCACGGGCGAGCTCTTGCGCGAGGAGGGGGGTATTCTCGAGGACAGACCGGAGTTCTTCGCCGCCCAGCTTACCGGAGGCGAGACCCTGGCCGAGCTGAACAATGGCGTTGATGGCTTCCTGCGGTCGGCTGCCGGAGACGCGTGCGAAATTCGCCAGCGTCTCGACGAGCTGATTGACCTGCTGGTTCGTCGCGCCGATCGAGTTCAACGCCACGCGGAACCGAACGAACTGATCGGTCAGGTCGCTGATGCCGGTGCCGGTGCGACGTGAGATCTGCGCGAGATCTTCGAACTGCTTCCGGGCAGCCGATGGATCGTTATTCAGCAGGAACCGCATCCGGACGAGCGACTGGTTGACGTCGTCGATCTGCAGCGCCAGATCCCTGCCGATCTGGAATGCCTTCATCACGCCGAATGCAGCAGCGGCTTGACGGATGTTCGTCGCCATTGCCGCGAGGCTGGAATTCGCCCCTTCTAGGCTCGACTCGATCTTCGTCGAAGTCGTTGCCGCCGAGCGCTCGAGCTCGCCGAACTTGGTCGTGACGCGCTTGAGGGAAGCCTCAAGTCCGTCGATCTTCGCCCCAAAGGCGACAATGAGTTCGGCGGAGGCCATCAGCGATACTTCCTCTCGAGACGCTTGATCTCCTGCTGAATGCCTCGTTCATAGGCATCCCTCAGTTGCGCGCCGACCTCTCCCCCCGCACTCGCTGTGACCCTGGCGATCGCATTGGAGAAGAAGGGACTCGTCTTGCGGTGCGCGCCGGTTGACCTACCCGTCGTCCGCTGGACGCGCATCGTGGTTCCCAGAATGTTCCAGTGAAAGTGCCTCGCACGAGGGGCTAGAACGGTCTGCACCGGGCTACGGGCGCGGCGGGCGTTCCCCTTGCGCGCACGAGCCGCCTGACGAAGCAGAGTCTGCTGGACCCGGTCCTTCCTCGAGCCGCCGGTGGTGACTGCGCGAGAAATGGCGCCGGGGAATCGCTTCAGGTTCTTCACCCGGGATGCCTTGATCGATCGCCAAAGGCGAGCGCTGTCCGGCTTCCGGCGATTGGGGTTACGATCACGGGGGGCCGTCCGCCGGGCGATGGCGGCCACCTCCCGCGCCTGACGAATGACCCACTCATCCATGATCCTCTTCACGACCCTCGCCGGAAGATTGTTCAGCGCCTCGGTCAACTCTCGCCGACCGAGGATAACAGCAGCCCCATATCCGATCACCTGATCTCACCCCCCAGGCCCGCAATGACTCTCTGCATGTGGAGAAGTTCCCGCTCGGCAGAATCATCCACGCTACTCTGCAGAGACTTCTCCACTATCATGAAGTCATCTATGGAGAACGGCTTCTTACCCTTACCGCGATTGATGTTCGCCATCGTCGAAGTGATCAAGGCTCCGGCTAGATCTACGCGCTCAGGCAAGAAAGGCTCCAAGATGTTGAACTTCTCCCAGTCTTGGTATTCTCTGAGAGACATTCGGTCCGCTAGCTCAGCGACGGTGCATCCCCCGATAGCGAGGGCTAGCCGGTGGAAGAACCGTCGCTCTGGGGCAAAGGGGCCGAATCGACCTTGGTCAGCTCCGTCACCGCGTTGGAAAGCTGATCGAGATAGCGGAGGGGGAGTTCCTCGACGGCAGCCCGCCCGAACTCCTTTCCGTGTTCATCGATCAGCATCCCGGCGAGCATGACGATCGCATACTCGTCATTGTTCTGGAGATTGCGCGTGGCGAGAAAGTCCTTCATCCGCGGCTCGCGAATGCGGAAGGTCTGCCCGTCGATCTGAAGCTCCTGGATCTTCAGCATAGTCGGGTCCTCCTCTTACGGCACCACGGCGGGCGCGGCCACGACCAGCGGCGCGAGGTAGAGCGGCTTGCCCTGGACCTGGAAGGATCCCGAGAACGTCACCGCCTGCTCGACGCCCTGCGGCGCGCCGACGAACGAGGAGACCACGCCGTAGAGGAGGCCGGTCTGGCCCATGCGCGTGACCCAGCGCAGCGAGCGCGGCTTGGCGTCGTCGCGGGCGGCGATGAGCGCCTGGACGCCCTTCTCCGTGAGATCCAGCGGGCCGCCGAAGCTCGCCGAGCCGGTGTTCGCCAGACCGGGGACGTTCTGCCGCTCGGTGTCGCACATCGTGGTGACGTCCACCTCGTTGGGCGTCGGCGAGTCGAGGCCGAACTCCGCGAAGCAGACCTCGATCTCCTTGACCTTCACGATCTTGCCAGTCGTGGGCGCGGCCGAGGTCTCGGCGGTCGTGTCGGTGTCGATGATCACGGCGCCGGTGCTGGTCCCGCTGACGCGGTGGACCGTGGAGCGATCCAGGCTGGACCAGCCGGTGCCGCTGATGCGGACGACATCCCCGGCCGCCAGCGTCTCGGTCGTGCTGATGCTCGTGGTGGCCCCCTTCGTCACCGCCGTGATGGTGCCCGGCGTCGCCGGCGTTCCGGAGAGATCCTCCAGGTAGAACTTCGAGCCAATCGTGCTCTCGCGTGCCATGTCTTTCAACCTCCTCGGGTTTGGTGGGCGTAGTTGAGATTGACCGAGAGGCGATAGTAGTTCCCCCCGGTATCCGAGTCCGGGGGCCGAGGCCCATCCACGGACTGGATCCATATCGCCTTGTCAGGCGAAATCCATTCGTGCCATGCGCGCATGATGACGTCTGCCTTCTGCGCCACTTCATCGTCGCCCGCGCCCGAGTAGGACATGAGGGCGATCATCGCCACCCCGTTCTCCTCGATCCACGGATTGCTGCCCATCGTCACCGGGCCACGGTTGATGACATCAAACACGAACGTCGCCCACACCGGAACGTCTACCGTGGGAGACTCGTTGACCGTGTTGACGAGAGGGATGTCGGGCAGCAGAAGCGGCCACGCATCCTTCAGCGCCGTGCGGACAGCATAGCTGCTCATCCTCGCACCCTCATCATATAGACTACCGGCTGTCCTTCGTAGTTCTCCGTCTGCACTTCGTCGATCGTTCGCATGTCGCCGCGCAGGCGGATGCGATCGAACTTCAAAGGCTCCTGCACGACGTCACCGGCTGCGACATAGACCACGAACGCGTCGAGATCCATCTCGTTGATCAGCTGGTCGCTTTGCGGCCGCTGCACCGATGCCGTGCAGATCGTCGACTGGCCGACCCGCGGATAGATCTCCACGGGTTCGCCGTAGCGACGAATCAGGTTCGTGACAGCTTGCTTCATGTCGCGGCCAGCATCCCACGGGAACGATACTGATCCAGCACACTGGACCAGGGGGCGAGCGCCGCGCTGGTGATACCCCCCGCGATGGTCGCCTGCGTCTGGTCGCTGGTCGCTGAGACGGCATACTCCACCTTCAGCGTGCCGACCCAGACGGCCTTCTCCTGCGGCGTGACCGCCGTGGATGTGCCGAAGGGGGACTCGCCGAGCTGAGCCATCTGTAGACGAAGAAGCTCCATGAAGACGATCTGAAGATCATCAGGGAGGGGATTGTATCCAGCATCGTAGGACACGACGACGCGCGGCCCCGCGAGGAGTTTGACTCTCCCGCTCTTCGCATTGAAGACCTCCAAGTCCTGCTGGCCCAGACCCACGTTCACTTTCGGGGCCGTGGTCAGGTCCATGGGGATCTCCCGCAGGTAGCGGCAGACCGTCTCCTCACGCACATCCTCGAAGGTCTCTATGAAGGAGCCCTTCGTGAGGATGCGTCCAGTGTAGCTGCGAATTGCGGCGCTGATCGCACCCATCGCAGCAGTCACCTTGACCGTCGGCGTATCTGCCGTCAGGCCAAACCAAGCCTTCACCGTCGCGTAGTCGAACAGCGGCGGCAGAGGCTCAGTATAGTCGAACTGAGAGAAGCGAGTGTCGCTCACGACTCCTCCTCCTTATCACCGCCGAGCGGCACCGCGCGGACCGTGCCGTCGGTGAGGGTCACGACGAGACCGTTGGCGTCGAGCTCGATGTGATCGACCCCTGCTCCAGGAGGCCCGCCGGGACCGGCTGGACCGACGGGGCCGGGATCACCCCGTGGTCCACTCTTGCCGCGCTGCGCGACGAGCCTCCAATCTTCGCCCGGCGGCTCAACCCCTTTCGTGGACCGCAGCGCCCTCCACGTGGAGCCATTCCAGGCGATTTCGTCATTCAACCGATATTCGCGATCCGGGTCGTAGGTTCCCATATGCCGCACCAGCGCGAGCTCGATCTCCCGGGATACCAGGGTCTGGTCCGCCAGTTCGATGACGAACGACACCGATTCACCGCTGGTGCTGGGGATCAAGGCTACATCGGCGACGCCGTTCGCGAGGAGGCGCCACCCCCCGTCCTCTATGGGCGGTCCCTTCACGTCACGCCATGCCTGCCACACGCCGCCCCGGTATGTGCCGACCGTCCCTTCTTGGTATTCCAGGCCGTCGCGCAAGGTCACCGCCTGGGCGATGAGGCCCTGCGGACCCGCTTGACCTGCGGGGCCGGGCTGCCCTTGGGGGCCGGGCTCACCAGCCGGGCCGACCTCACCACGCAGACCCATCTCACCGGGGGGACCTGCCTCACCCTGCGGGCCGACTTCGCCTTGCGGTCCCTGTGGGCCGATCTCGCCCGGTGGACCCTGTGGGCCGACGTCGCCCTGCAGACCGGCCGGACCAGGAGGTCCAGGAGGCCCCTCCGGCCCGACCGGCCCCGGCTCTCCAGCGGGACCGGGCGCACCGTCGCGCCCATCCCTCAGGGAGCTCAGCTTCTCGGTGATGCGGGAGTCTGCGGCCCCCAGCATCAGCTCGACTTCAGTCTTGAGGCCGGTCAGGAACCCGTCCACATCCGGCACCGTCGGCATGGCCTTCTCGATCGCCAGCGCCACATACGTCGCGTTGACACTCTTGTCGTTGAGCTCAGCCATCTGCGCGGCCAACTCGGCGACCTTGCCATCCAACGTCTGGAAATGCGCCGTGTCTGCCGAGCGCATGTCGTCGACGATCGACTGAAGCGTCGTTATCGCCAGCCCCATCGACCGGAGTTCTTGACGGTCTTGCTCCATCGTCCGGGAGAACGTCGCAAGGTCCCCCCGCATCGTGGTGAGCAGCTCGTTCTGCACCGCCAGCTTCGGCTCGATGATCGCCTTCAGGCCGAGGAGGATCGTGTCAATGTTCACGGGATGAGCTCCTCGTAGCGAGCCACCATCTGCTCCGGCGTCATCGCGGAGAGCTCCTCCTCGGGGGCCTCCTCGTCATCTTCCGGAGGCGGCTCGGGGGGATCCTTCTTCTGATCCGCACCGGGGTTCGGGGGGTCTGCCGAGGGCGCAGTCGGGAGGGACGTCGCCGGCTTCTCGGAAGCGAAGGAAAGCGGGACGACCTGCGCCTGGACGCGCGGTTCATCGCCGAACTTCACCCTCGGCAGTCCTTCGCGAGCGCGAGCTTCGTTGGGGGCGAAGAGTCCCCCCTGGACGCCGCGCACGAGAGCCTCGATGCGGGCGGCGAAGTCTGCGCGCTGCAGATAATCGGTATCGAACTCGATCCACTCGTCGGGCGGAAGCTCGAACAGCGAGTCAAGAGCGAGCTCGATATGCTCCAGCATGAAGCCCAGGCCGGTCGCCAGCCAGAACTTCATGAGGACTTCGGTATTGTTGTAGGTGGACGTATTGTCGCCGATGATCGCCAGCGGCACCCGGAACACGCGGGCGATGTCTGCGATGGACATCTTGTAGGAGTCGATCACCGCCGCGTCCACTGCGGTCATGGAGAGCGCCGTCCATTCCACGCCGCCCTGTAGAACGGCGACTCGTCCGCTGCTCACGCCCTGATAGGCGGCCGCCCACTCGCCTCTCAGCGACTCGGCAACTTCCTGCTTGAGCGTCCCCGGCACCTTGAGATAGCCGCTCGGTCGGGCCATGTTCTCGTGGAACTTCGCGGTAGCTGCCGCGATCGCATTGCCTGAATCGATCGCTAGCGCAGCAGCCGTGATCGGGCTCTCACCGACCATCGGATGGACCGGTGTATGGAGGCGAATGTGTAGAACGTCGGCTGCACGGAACAGATCATTCACGACGGGGTCGAAATCGTGGCCGACCGGCACCTGGGAGAACTGATAGTAGACGCTGCCATCCTCTTCGCTGACGAACGGATACAGGGAAGTCGGCTGCACCGGATGCAGAGCGATGATCTCCTGTCGCCCATTGCGTTGACCGAGCGCGTAGCCGTTTCCCCGAAAGA